CTAGGCGTTTCCGAAACCGTCATGGGAATTGGAGGCACTGCCAATAAATCGACTTCGGACAACCAAGCCGCAGACCTCTTTGACGGAGTAAAAGAATTCCAGCGGGTCTTTGCAGAGACCTTCCAGCACCACGTGATTAATGAGCTATTATTTGAAGGCGGATTCGACCCGATTGCCAACCCTGATGATGAAGTGAAATTTGTCTTTAACGAGATTCAACTGGACGCCAAAATCAAAAAAGAAAATCATGCGGTGCAGCTTTTCTTGCAAGGCGCCATTACCCATGAAGAGATGCGCGCCATGATGGGATTGGACCCAGTGACCGACGAATCTCGCTTATATTTTAATATGGTTGGAACTGTTGGCGTTTCTCATCAATCCGCTGCGAACGCGGGGGCCAATGACAATCAGCCAGAAAATCAGTATGGAAAAAAGAATTCGCCAGGCAATCCCAAACGAGAATCCACTCCTCATTTCCCAGTTTCGGAAAAAATTGAGGAAAATGTATTGACGGAGCGTTCTGGAATGGTTACTTTAACATCTGAGTTAAACGTTTCCGCTTACGCTGCTTCATTGGAGCAGACATGGAATCGCCTTCGTGATGATGTCGTGCAAATCGCAAAGTCAGGAAGAGAACCGTCTTTCGCGAAGGGNTTTGGCATCGAAGTAGCAAGACAAGTATTACGTCAATACAGCCGACGGTATGTTTACGATGCCTTGGCGAAAGGATTGGAAAGCGGCAATCAAGAATTGTCCTCCTCCGTCCCTCTGACGAACCTCTCTTTCTTATCCTCGGTAGAACGGGTGCTCCAAATGTCCGAATCTCATATTCATCGACTATTGGAGGATGTCCATCGCCTATTGCAACAAGCGTGGGAAGAGAAAGACGAGGCGCAAAAAATTCAACGGATCCTCGCCTCTTTTGACTCTAATCGATATCGACTTTCCTTTATTGCCAAAACCGAATTGTATCGAGCCTATCATATAGGCCGAGCCATGGTGGCCAAAGAAATGGGAGTGACATCGGTATCGGTGCAAGCGGAAGGATCCTGTGAAAAATGCAAGCAAAAAGCGGAAACCGTGATTGCGTTAGACACCCCTGATTGGATGGAACAGCTTCCTCCTCACCATCCAAATTGTGAATGCGGGATTACCCTTGCCGCCGCGACAAAGGAGGTGTGAGATGAAATGAAGTACAAAGGATTAGAGGTGGATCCCTCCAAAATTCATGAATCCATTGTGGTTCAGCCTCAGCTCTCCTCTACGGATGTCTCCTCTTTGATGGAGCAAGCGATGAACAATCAAACTTTTCTCCTTCCTCGCATTGAAGCCATTCATGAGGGGNCGACTAGGAACTTTACCCGCTATCCCGCAGNTAAACTCCGAGGAGACCAGTCTTTAAAAAGCGGAGTGTATAGCTGGACACACCCTTATCCAAAGCCTGTGATCTACAATCATGATGTTGAAACCGAAGCAACAGGACGCGTCCATTCCGCTTACTTCACAGAATTTACCGCCGCAGGAAAACCAGGAATTGTGGTTGTTCCAAAAATCACTTCTCCAAAAGCCATTCAAGACATATTAGAAGGCCGATTGTTGACGGTTAGTATTGGTGCCACTACCGATGCTGCCATCTGTAGTATCTGTGGAACGGACATTATCCAAGAAGGCTTCTGCGGTCACATGAAAGGTGAAGAATACGATGGACAAAAAGCAGAATGGATTGTCGGAAATCTTTGGTTTGATGAATTAAGTTGGGTAAACGTCCCAGCCGATCAACATGCCATGATTGTGGATGCAGGAGTGATGCAGATGACGGTCGATGCCACTTCTGCGGAACATATGGTTGCGTCGACGATCTATCGCCCGACGATTACTGTAACTTCCCCTACTTCTTCATTAATTACTGTTTCTTCTTCTGCTACTGGTAGTGGGTACATTATTTCTACTAACGGCCCTGTTTCTGGACAAGGCCAGCTAGAATCCACAGAGAAAGGAGAGGCTCCTGTGAACGAGGAACAAGTGAAAGAGCTGCAAGAAAAATTAGAAGCAGCAGAGGCGAAGATTGCTTCACTGGAAGAGCAAAATACCGCTCTTACTTCGGAAGTAGAATCGCTAAAGACAGAAAAAGAATCCCTGGAAGCGAAAGTCACTTCTCTAGAAGAACAAATCGCTTCACTGGAAACCCAAGTCCAAGAAAAAGAAGAAGCGTTGTCCCAATTAACTGCTACGAAAGAAGATCTAGAAACGAAAGTGGCTCAATTAGAGTCCTTGTTAGAAGAAGAAAAACAAGCTCGCGAGCAAATGGTAGAAGAAAACACCAAATTAGTAGCAGACATGCATCAACAATTAGCAGAACGAGTGGTAGATCTCCGTTTATTCCTCGGAAAAGAGTCAGATCGTGAACAAGCCCTCCAAAAATACTCCACTCGTACCACGGAATCGCTCCGCGACTCACTCCAAGATCTGTTAGCAGAATCTGCTCAAATGAAGCCGATTCGCACCGTGGAGCGCATTGAAAATCCTGTTCACGATATTGTTCCAACTGTGACTAACCAAACTACCGAAGGATTAACGAAAGAAGAAGTATTGAAGAATCTTTTCTCAGGACCAGCTTTTCTTCGTAAATAATCATCTATCGAAATAAAAAGGAGGATTATCTGCTATGGCATTATTCCCGAATGTCGAATCTGATTACACATTTGGCGGCCGTACGCATACCAACCTTGTCGTATCAGAAGGTGCGGCTCCTGCCGAGAAATGGATCGTATCCAAAACGGAAGGTGTGAAATTCACTTACGCATTTGGTCCAGAAGGCAACCAAAACGTTGTCTTAGCAAAAGGGAAAATCGTCGAGTTAGGCGACCCTGAATTCGATTATGAAACTAGCCGTATGGTTACTACCATTAAGCAAGCGGCTCCAGGATCGATGCGTGCGGTAGGTGTAAACCATCACAACATCTATGAGCGCAAACGCGACCGCTTCTCTGGTAACCAACCTGTTGTATTGACTCGCTCTTACATCGAAGTTCCTTTATTCGAACACGATGTAGAAGCAACTGCGGCTCAATTTGCAAGAGCCATGCACTACGGTGCTGCTTATGGCACAAACGCAAACAAAATCAAACCTGGCGACTTCGTAAAAGTAGGTCAAGATGGCAACTTCGTAAAATTGGACACTGCGAATGATTCTCCATTCCAAATCGTTGGTCAAGTATTAGCAGTGGAGCGCGAGTTGCCACCAGCAGGCTTCTTACAATACTACATGGATATGAAAGTGGAAGAAATCGAAGCCTTCTTGAAAGCGAAATCTTATGCTCCGTCTCCAGGTTCGAATGGTAAAGACGCAGGTGCATATCCATACGGATATCCGTACCAACACCAAGGTTGGAAAGGCGAATTCGAAAAATTATTGAATCCAACGGTTAACAAAGGTATTCCGTTCTTAACAGACGGTTACTTCCGTGCAAAACAAGTCGTTACGAACATCGCGTTAGACGACATTTACGATGCACAAACCAACAACGATGGTCATATCGAAAGTGTTGTATTCTCTGGTCAAATCACTTTCGGTCATGACGATGCTGGTACGTTCACTCCGTCTGCGAACAATGCAGTGGACAAAGGTTTCCAAACTGCTGCAGAAAGCCGCAACAACGCATTGTTCATCAAGCTTCGCCATCAAATTGACAAAACCGAAGCAGATCCAGTCGTTGTGAAATTAGACGGCGTTGCAGTAGCAGCAGCAGACTTGCACATTGACTATGTGAACAACACGGTTGTCGTTTACCTCGAACCAGGCATCACCGTTAACGAGTTGACCATCGATGCGAAATTGATTGTGGATCCAGTAGCAGGTATCCCAACGGAGTGGGATTACTCTGGTGCTGTCGGTGCGGTTCGCATCTTGCTTCAACGCTAAACAGCGAGAGGGGTTTCCCCTCTCCCCCAAATGAAAAGAAAGACTCGACAATGATTAAAGGAGGATTACTCGCATGAGTGTAGAATTAGTGGAAAAATATGCGAAAATGCTTTCTTTTGAAGGTCGCAAAGACAAAGAATCTCGTATTACCGTAACGGAAGCATTAACTACTGCTGATGCGAATATCTTGATTCCAAAAGTAATTTCTCAGGTGGTATTAGAAGCAGCAGAACCACTTTACACCGTTTCTCAATTCTTCCAAAAGGTGCAATTGAACGAAGGACGTTCCATGGAGTTCATCCACTTCGGTGCGATTCGCGCCTTCGAAATTGGTGAAGGTCAAGAATATCCGAACCAAACCCTCAACTTGGTCAACCAAGGTATCGGAACCGTAGACGTCAAAGTCAAAAAATACGGTTTGAAAGTGCAAATCACGGACGAAATGATTGCAGACTCTCAATGGGATATGATCGGTCTTCACTTAAAAGCGGCAGGCCGCGCAATGGCTCGTAAGAAAGAAGAAGTAATCTTTGAAGAATTTAACAAGCACGGCCACATTGTATTCGATGCTGCGAAATATCAACCAGGGGAAGATGGTTATCCAACTGGCCGCGGTTTCAACGGCGAATACAATGGTACGCTTTCTGCAGAAGATATTATCGATATGGCTGTATCGATCATGGCTGCAGGCTTTACACCAACGGATATCATCATGCATCCGCTTTGCTGGAGCCTGTTTGCGAAAAACGCAGCATTAGAAGGCGCAAGCGTTGCTGCATTCGGTCAAGGCACCGCATTTACAGATCCTCGCAACTTCAATACAACCAATGCATTAGGCCTCAACGTCATCTTCTCGCCATTTGTTCCATTCGACCAAGTGAACAAAACCTTCGACTTCTATATTATCGACCGCAACAACGTTGGAGTGATTGTTGTGAAAGACGAAATCTCCACAGAGCAATTCGACGATCCGCTTCGTGACATTCAAACCTTGAAAATCAAAGAACGCTACGGCGTCGGCATCTTAAACGGCGGTTTAGGTATTGCGGTTGCTCGCAACATCAAATTCGCGAAAACTTACCCAGCTCCAGAACGTCGCTTCGCAGAAATGCCGCTTCCTTCTGACTATACGGATCCAGCAAAAGCAGCGAAGAAAGACGAAATCTGATGAATGCGTTGGCCCCTTTTTATCAGCCTGACCGAGAAGACCCCCACTTATGGAAGTGGGGGTGAATCGGTCGGTTTTGTTTAACTTCCCTCCGAAAGAAGTCTCCTACTTCTAAACGTGAGGGTGCGCCAGTACCAGTGAAAGTGGGAGATGAATTTCGGTTGGCGTTAGCCAAAACGCATGACAAACTTGGTAAGTGACTATATGAGGTTGAGTGGACAAATGAGTCGGCGAAAACCAAGCAGATTCTTCCACTCGTAAAATAGCCAAGCTAGGGTTGGGACGACCCGAAGTTACGCTCAGGGAGACGAAAGGTTGCTTTCGTCGTGGAACTGAGAAGCTCCCACTTCAAGCAGAGCTAAGTGGGAGTAGTTCACAAGGGGCCCCATTCTATACTCATATCTAGAGCCGCATAGCTCTTGATCATAGGTTTCTTATTTAAGGAGGGGGAATTTCATGTCCCGAATTAAAGTCGCTGTCTCTCCATTTTATCGTGGAGAAGATTGGACCGATGAATTAACAGGGATTACCTTTCGTCGCGATGACAAAGGAATGACCATTTATAGCATTCCAAAAAATCTGGATTTAACGAATATCAAAAAAGCTATTCGCTTAAACACATTGATTTTGGTCGAAGGTGAATTAGAAGACCTCACAAAAGAAGAAGCAGTGGAAGAGAAGAAAGAAGAAGTGATAGAGGCAAAAGAAGAAAAAACAGAATCCTTAGCATCGGGAAAAGAAGAGAAACCAAAAGCAAAAGCAAAGCGATCTAAGGGGAAAAAATAGTACAGCGATAGTGGGGGGATTTCACAAATGACTCCCACTTTTTTTTAAGCCTTATGGTGAGGTGAATACCGATGCCGATGAATCNTTTTTTAATTGTAGGGATTACTCCTGCGAACCACGAAACAGAAGTTTCCGTAGATGCTTCCATTGTCGTTACTTTTGCGATGGATATGGATCGCCTAACCATGACTCCATCTTATTTTCGTCTTCGTGAGGCGAATGGATCTTATGTCACCGTCTCTGTCGACTATGCGAACCGAAAGGCAACGATTCGTCCGTCTGCTCCATTAAATCCAGGGGTGCAATATGAGCTTCAGATTGTAGGCGGGCAGTCAGGCATTCGAACCATTACGGGAGATTACATGGCAGCGGATCGTTGGTATGATTTTACGACTGCTTCCGTAGATCCTATTTCTCCTCCTGTTTCGGTATCTGTTTCTGTGTCGGATGGATATCCAACCGTATCATGGAATCCTCCTTCGACTTCTCCTTCTTCATTGGAATATGAAGTAAAGATTAGCACCAGCCTGCTTCCTCCTGAATCGGACCCAGGAGCAGTGGTTTGGCCGTCTTCTTCGGATGTTCTCTCTATCTCCTCCACAACGCTAGCGATTCCAATGAAACTACAGGCAGGAGATTATGTCGCGTACGTACGAGCCAAAAATGGGAAAGAGGCAAGCGATTGGAGCTTTGCTTCGTTTGTGGTTACAGAAGAGCCTGCTCCTTCGGTGAATCCTGATCCTTCATCGGATTGGAACGACTTTTACATTGCGGATTCGTACCCAAAGCATCAACAATTCCATATAACGCCTGATGCCATCTACTTATTATTCTCTCTTCCAGTGGACCCTGCGTCGGTGACTACGGACTCAGTTTATCTGGTGATGGCTCCAGGAAAAGAAACTTACAACAAGATCGACCTTCTTACGACATACGACCACTCCAAACAAGTCCCTGCTAAGGTCACGGTACAAGATGCGAATGTGGTGGTGATTACCCCGTCACAACCACTGGATTCTTCGACAATGTATACGGTTATTGTTCGAGAAACCGTACAGTCCTCTGATGGCTCTTCCGCCCTCGGAGAAGTAAAGGGAATCTCCTTCCATACTGCATTCACTCCATTCTTTGGAGATCCTGAGGTCGTGCGGGAGAAACTCAAGGACATTCTTGTTGTCGGAGACTTGCTCTTATATAAGACCATGCATCAAATCAGCCAATATGCGTACGATATTGTCTCTCAGCAAAATGATTTTAATGCTGCGGACTACGAAGATGGGAAGGCGCCTTATTACGTCCATGAATACGTACAATGCCAAGCCGCTTATGATCTGTTGTTAAACGGCTACATGAATAAAAGCATGGGCGCAGGAAAAACCGTTCAGCTGGGCGATTTAATGGTGCAGGATAACACCAGCTCCTTAAATGTCACTTCGTTGCTTAGCGCTTTAGAGCAACAACTGAAAACATGGGAAGACTTGCTTCACGGACACCATAATCGAGGATACGCAAAACCAGTCTACGCCGTGAAAGGGGAAACAGGAGCGGCATATCCTGAGTTCCTCACACGAACAGAGTTTAAAGAATTTGGTCAATAAGGGGGGCGGTAGGTCATGAATCTGCGAAAAGAGTTTGATGACATCATTGCTCAATATGGGTATCCCATTTTATTGGTTCGGCAGAGCAAACAAGTTCGCTGTTCCTGCTGGAATGAAAAGAATCAGGAAGCAGATCGGGAATGCCCTGTTTGCTATGGGCTTGGCCGCGTCCCTATTATTGAAAAGCATTACGTGCGAGACATGGATACGTCCGTTCCTGAGACGCTAACAAGACTGGTGCAAAAAGGCGAATTCGGAGAAATGGCCATGCCAGGCCGCGTCTATTATTTCCGTTACAACGCCCCTGTGTCCACAGGAGATCTCATTGTGGATGTCGATTGGACACCAGGCGGTAAACCCATATACACAGGAAGAGGAATTTATGAGGTCAACCACGTGGATCCTCAGCAATTCCAGCGAGGGGAAGTCGTTTTCTACAAGGTATATGTGAAAGATCAACCTATTGAAAAAGAGATTCGCTCGATACGAATCACCCAAGCCAATGGGATTCGTAATTATGAAATTGTAGGAAGATAGGTGAGCTGTTATGCGAATCACTCAATCGGATATTGGTTTTGTCCATCAATCCTCCTCATTTCCTGAATATACATTAATGTTAGTAGGTACGGCACTCGATGGACCCTCTCGCATTCCTTTTCGCATCAAAAAGCCAGGAGAAGTTCGCCGCATCTTAGGAGATTGCCCATTAAGCGACGCGTATCAAGCTGCTCATTTAGCGGGAGCTACTGATATTATCCTGTATCGGCTAAATGGAAAGCCTGCCAAAGCATTGGTTCGTTATGTTACGGATACAGAAAATCACCCGATCATGGAATTGACTTCTGTCGGCGGCAGCGATNAATATCACCAAATTCAGCTCATTATGTACGGAGATCACTTATATGTAGATGAGACGCAAATTGGCGGCGGCGTTCGGACCTATTATTATGACCGATATCCAACTGTATACGATCTTGTCTACGCTTTAAACCAAGACGCTTTTTATGGACTCATTTCGTTTACAGCTAAATCGCTCGATAGCGAATTCCGCCTACAAGATCTCCCTTCCGATTATGTATTGGACATTCCTTTTCAAGGCGGAGATTCGGAGTCCCATCTGGTGCTGGATCGTCAAGCAGACACTTATACCGATGAACATTTAATGGAAATCAAGCAATATTTATTGGAAGGTCTTTTTGGAGAAGATCCTGAAGATCAGGCGGCATTTCATCCTGTTGGCCAATTAGGTTTACTTTCTTATGGCGTCATTGCTCTCGTCGATATGTTTCATGATGACGGAATGGAGTTTACCGAAATCCTCTCTGAGTTTTGCAAGCAAAAAACCCTCGCCCATAACGATGGTTGTATAGGAGTCATTGGCACCGCT